CACTCTAATAATGGATATTTGATCTGCTGTAATATGAGTTAGAGTGCTTGTTATAGTTATATTATTATTGGATACATTATAAGATAAAATATCAAAATACCCATCATTATTAGGGGCATTAGCTCCCGTAATTTTAATGCGCTTATTAGTTAAATCTGGTTGAAGTGCAAAGTTAACTGACAAACTATTTATAGTAGCTGTGGTTGGAGTAATCGTAGTTAGATATCCATCGGTAACGGTGAATAGAACGGTATCTTGATTTTGTTCCACTACCTCAAAATTCAATCCACTTGCTTGTGCGGTAAAACTAACTAGTGGTACTGTAAAATTATTAGTCGTTTGATCGAAACCTAAACTATCAATGCGAGTTTTGATAATCTGATTGCTAAAACTAAATGGCTGAAAACGACGAATATCTGGAGCGTAGTAAATAATTAAAACTCTATCAGCCACAACAGGTACATTATATCCGGATAAAATTAATTGATAATTACCATCTAATCCGTTAACTACCCGTCCTTCATTATCGGGATTCCATAATTCTTTACCATCGGATAATCTAGTAACAGATAACACTTCTTCTGCTGTTAATGTATAATCTGAAGTCGATAAATTTAACTCTACATAATACTGATTGCTCAAATTCAATTGCACAATTTGATTTTCTCGTCTAGATACATTGACTATACTAAAATTATTAAATCCATTATTGCTGTTTAAAATATAACCATTGCCAATACGACTAGTTGGTAATGAAGTAATGACGGAAGAATATAAATCGTTTATATTAGCAATATAAGTAACTCGCAAATTGATTCGATCGGCAGTTGTATTAATTAAAGAAGATGGAATCGTAATTTGTGTGCCATTACTGCTGCCTTGAGCAGTAGCACTCATAAATACATTAGTGGTATTCAAATAAGCTGTAACTCTATCGCCGCTTTGTGCTACAGTATCTGATGGTAAAATAATAACGGTATTAAATAATAATTGTATACCAACTACTTCCGCTACATTTGTGAAAGAGCCATTATCTTGAGCTGTATCATATAATTCTACATCAGAATTTTTCCAAGTGATAGAATCTACGCTTGTAGAAGGGACGGCTAAATTATTTATAATTACAGATAAACGATTAACGAAAATGCCGGATGCTACTACTTGTACATAGCCATCAACTTGTAAAAATTGTCCAACAGAAATGATCGTATCAATTGGATGACTAGCAGTTCCTATGTAAAAATTATTTCCGACACTCAAATCAAATTCTACTAATTCATTTTTAATAGCGGAAGGATATCCCCAATCAACGCTATCTGTAACAGACCTAGGGTTTTGAGTATCTACTAATCCATCGAAATCAGAGTAACGATCATAATCTACTATCCAAGTATAATCTACTTGTAAAGTATTACTTGGAGAAGGCAAAGTGTTACCAGAAATTTGAATTCTACCTGTATTATTAAAGGGAGTTGTTTGATCGAGATTTTGATTAGTTATTAAATATCTTTCGCCTGTATTAACATTGAATACTCTAGTAATATTAGTGGCGGGCGTGTGTAATAATTGTATAATAGAACGGTCAGTAGTTACCGTGCTATTTTCATTAGTAATTCCTAATTGTTGTTGAGCGTCTGTAATTTGCAAAACATCTGTAAATGTAGTGGCATCTTGTCCGTTAGCTTGCCCTTTAATAAGATCTTCTTGATAATCAATTTGATTGCTGGTCCACTCGAATGTATCAAAACCAAATGGGCTTCCGCCATATACGCCAGTATCTTTAACTAATTGATAATTACCAGAAGGCCTTCCATAACCATCTACGCTATATGGAATAAAATTAGATCCGCTTATCGACCCGGTTACTTGGATAATAGAATCAACAGGTTGGGCTGGCAATTGACCTGACTGAATGTCGGTAACTCTTTTTTGACTAATACTTAAGTTAGCATTTGATGCTATTTGTCCTAATACAAAATTATTTTTAGGGCTTTGAGGATCATTATTATTACTTTTATCCTGATAAATAAAAGTATCTATATTAGAAACGTCACTTGTCCCTAGAGGAACCACATCTACTTTGCCACCGGAACCTTCTGAGATAACAGTTAGAACTCCATTGACAACGGCAGAAACTGTTCCGTCACGAGTCATAAGCGGATTACCGGGGCCAATTACTACTGCGTCTTGTACACCAGTAACACTTAACGCTGCATTCAAATAACCTAAAGAGGTGCCAACACTAGATCCACTAAAAGTGGCAAGTATACGATTTCTAAACGCTGCATCAGTTTCTTGATCGGTGCCTCCAGTAAAACCTACAGTATTAGTTACATTGCTAATACCAGGAATGCTTACTAGAGATATAGTATATTGTCCAATATTGCCGGCTGAACCAGGAGCGGATGCAATGACCGTTACTTCTACGGCATATTGGTCAGTAATTCCCACGAACGCCAGTTGTGACGAAAACTTTGTGGCAGTCGAGCGATAAGAATTAATATTAGATGGAACTATTGAAAGTCCGTTAGTCACGGTAAATCCTAAACCTCCGGCAGTATAAACTGGCACGCCATTATTAATTGCAATAGTCGCATTCAAAGAAGAAAATGTTAGTAATGCTACGCCTGTTGATGGCGTTGATTGCTTTCTAACTAAACCATAATTCTTCCCAAGTTTATCTAAATCTGTTCCGATTGATAATCTTAGAGATTGTTTATTAGAGACCCCTTGTAATTCATCATATAGGAGTGATAGTTGGGCTGCTGGACCCTCTATAAATAAATCGCGAGATACACTACCTGGATTAATGGTAAGATTTGGTTGTGCCAATCGAAAAAAATCGATTAAATTAGATATTATCTCCGAAGCACTGCGAATAACAACCATTATATTCCGCCTTTTATATTTTTCATTATATTGTGCTCAATGAAAATTGAGTAGTAACAGCCTGATATCCTTTAGTTAATCCACTTACTTTGATATTAAATAATCTTGGATCAAATGTGCTTCTAGTTACTGATATGCCGGTAATAGCAGCAAGTTGTTCATCTGCACTAACTTTTTGCATTGACTTTATCTGTAATTGTTGCAATTGTTGTAAATTGGTTAAACAAGTATTTATTTGAGACTTAGCTATCTGTACGATAGCTCCGTTTTCCATAGCATTACCTATAACTGATCTAGACAAATAGGAGCCGTAAGATGGTTGAAGCGGATTTGCACCTACATCTGTTAATAAGATTTTTAGGATATCCCGTATTAGTTTAGCACTATCGATTACAACACCTAGTGCACCGTTATTAATCACAAGATCTCCATTAACTATTTGCAAATCATAAGACATTATTTATCCTCATTCATTATATAATGCAACATTATTAGGCAATCATTGCGTGGTAAGATAAGCATTGCCCAAAGCATCTATATATGTTTGATCCATAATTTGATAAAATGCGCTAACTTCTTGTTCTAATGAATCTAAACAATCTACAACAGAAGGATTTTTGGCTGGCAACCCAGAACCTAAAAGAGTTTGGGCGCGGGCATATGCATCTGTATCTAACAGACCTAATAAATCTTCAATAGGCATAGTTTTAAGTGCCCCTATAACTGCTATAATATCGCATAAACCTAATCCGCTAAATTCACCCATAATCATTTCAATTACTTGTAACGCGTTGCTTGCATCAGTCAATACTTTAACTCTTGTTTTGGTAAGCGTATCCATAGTATTACCACTTACATCTCCTAATGCATCAGTGGTACTTTTGCCAAACCCAAAAATTGGATGACTAAAAGCATAATCACCTATATCTGGAATAGCATTTGCTTGACTTGCTGCTATATCAATATTAGAAAATAACACTTGAACTTGATTGTTAATAATATTAAAATCTTCTGCCGTTATTAATTGATTAATAAAATTTGGATTAAGCGGAACATCTCGTATATCTGATCCTCCCTCGGGACCGCTGACAGAGGGAACTGGCAACCAATAATAAATTCCTTGTGCATGATGTACATTATGTAATGCAATAACTAATTTGTTCATCATTGTTTGTATATTCGATAATGTATCTGCAAATGCATTTTGCTGAGATTGATTAAATATTGATCCACTAAAAACATTACTAATTGGAGTGCTTCCTATAAACTGAATATTGCCAATATTTTTATTGCTCATTATTAAAGTCTGGGCATTAGCTATACTATCTCCAGCCGCAGGAATGTTATTAGCTTGATATATTCTATCCCTAATTATATGTTCAATAACAGGTCTTTCCGCCGTACAAGTGCTACTCACTTGCAGATAACTAGCATCAGGAACAAAAGGTACAGCTATTCTTTTTGATATTCCAGCGGCAGTTTTTGATTCATTACTCCAAACACTAAAATCAATTCTTGGGTCTACAGTAAACGGAGCGATAATGTGCATATGTTGAAAATAAATAGGGCTAAATGTATTGGTAGTGTTAGGAAAGATTCCGCCTATTGTATTGCCATTTGCATCTTGAAAATTTGTTAATAGTTGAGCTCCATTGCCACCAACTTGACATGATTGAGTTGTTACAGCATAAGTCTGATCTGCTGGATCATAATCAAAAGGTTCATTAGGAATAACATCTTTTAGAATGTTAAAATCTCTTATATTAATCGCGCCTCCAGCTCCATAGGTTCCAGAAGTTAATGCCAGTACTCCCGCTTGAACTGAAGTAGGCACACTAAAAATTTGAGTTGTACTAGCTGCCCATTTTTCTCGGGCAGCAGAAATAGATTCAAATTTTAATCCTACATTACTAGCAATAGTAATTTTTGTTGTCAAAGTAATTCCACGAGTAACACCTTGTTTTTTGATAATATCAAAACCTGGATTATAAAAGGTTTGATCTGCGGCAACTACTGGCAATCCAAGAATACGATAAAAAGCATGACATCTACTTTCTTGTGCTAGTAACACAGGAGTAGTTGTGTTTGGCGTTGGGGCCGGAGCATTAGTAGCTGGATTAATATTAAGAGATTTTATTAAATCGGCAGTTTTTGTGCCTGTAACGCTAACACTTATTTGTCCACGAATATCGTCAATACCAATATTTTCTCCCGGCTCATTATCGTCTGGAGAATTACCCCCTGTTACAAAATGTTTAAATAATGCTTTAATATCAACATCATAATTTTGATTACTTTGAAAATTACCTTGCGGGGCATTGGTAATGTTATTGTTAACTGTATTTGGCGAAGCCATTAGGCACCTCTATTACTAGAGTTGTCTCTTGCTAAATCACCAACGTCTCTTCTTGGTTCTATATGACTTCCAGCGCCAGATGGAGCGAATATAAATTGATAGTCTAAACTCTGTAAAGTATGACTTGGAGCATAACCGTCTGTTGGCAAAGTATTAACACAAAGAATTTGATTTTGAAATGCTACCATCAAACTACCAGAACCCATAACATTGCTTGTAATATTTGCTGTAAAAGCTTGATATCCATCATAACTAAAAGTAGACAAAGTGCCAAAAGTTGGATACCCTATTATTTGAGCGGCAAGAGCATCAGCAACTTCGGTCGGTATTCCTTGCGTAATTGGCAATCCATTATTTTCGTTCAAATTAACTGTAACTACAATTGTTTGAGTGGTAAATTGCACACTTGGCGTTAATGTAAAATTACTATTACATGGACTAAAACCAATACCTATTGCCGTGCCTAAAGCAGCCGTAGTATCTGACCGTAATTTGTTTAAACAAATAGTGGTCGTAGCTTGAAAATTAGCGACACCTTCTACAGTCATATTAGATTGTAATGCTGAAACGGCAGTCAGTAAACATTCTTGTGCTCCGGCAGGATCTGGGAATGTTAAATTGGTTAGAGCGGCAGTTTGTGTAGCAATACCAGAGAACATAACATTATTAACAAACGCCCTGCTTAGCGCTATGTTAGGCTCACATCCAAGAGTGACTAAATTCTTTTGTAATAGTACTGATAAATTTGGCTTGAAAGTATATTGCATATTAGAAAACTTATAACCATCTGTTGGTTCTAATACAGGGAAAGTACTAAATTCGGCCGGTAAGTGCAGGAAGTTTTCTAATGTGGCTTGCGTAAATGGAGACAATAGATGATATCCGTCCGATTGATATCCTGGTAATTTTGTAATACCATCATCTAAAAATCCAGAACCACCAGCCAAGAAAAATACGCCAGTTGGTATAGTTACATCAGTATTATTATAGATTTCCAAATTTTGAGTAGGTACAAATAACACAATGCAATCTTTAAATTGAATGAACTCAGATGTACCAGGCCTATTCCATTTCGCTGGATTATAAAATAATCTAAGATCAACTGTATAGGCCGCTTGTTGCGGAGAGGTGTTGGCAGAATAATTAGCATCAGTTGGAAAGAAAATAGGAGTGGGTACGACTGTTGGAGAGATGTCATAACCATCCACAATATTCCAAAAGGCTTGAGCGATCGTTTGATCTGGATCATACAGCTGCCAACTCTCTGCACGAAGATCTGATGTTAAGAAATTTGCACCCAATGAAATATTAGTTTTATATCCAACTTCGTTTAGATACTGAAGTACGCCAGTCTTGTTTGTATACTGATTTTGCACGATGGTTGGACATACAGTAGCTGAACAACAACCTTCTGTACTACCCGGACCACCACCTTCACATGGAGGTATTGCAAAACTCATTTTAAGGATGTCCTGTATGACGCCAATGATTACTCCGAAAATTGCCAATAGAACGAAAAGATTTTGGAAGACACACAGTAGTGACGCAAGTTTGTTGGCAATGGCTAATACACCGGTGGCGTTAGCTTGTTGAAATGCATTGACTAAAGCATTGATGTTTCTTAATAGAGCTGCAACAAATTTAAGAATTTGTGCAATGATGTATTCAATTAATGCCAATAATAATAGTAATAATGAAATAATCATTAATATCAGGGCAAAGATGGGAAACAGGCTTAAAAATGCTGGAATGCAAACGGTAAATAATCTATGGAGCGCAGAAATTAGCGCAAATGGGTTCATGAGAGCGCAGAGAACTTCTATGATACAGATGATAAGATTAAGTAAAGGCAAGAAAAATTTGTAGAGCATCAAAAATGGCATGAATTGATCTAGCAGACTAAGGATAGCGTCAAAGATATCCTTAGAGAAATTTGGGAAAAGACTTGGCTTCAATGTGCCCGGAGGTATCAGGAACTGAAATTTATTAAATAGGTCGAGGATATCTTCCGGGAAGCCCGAAGGAAACAATGGACCAGATGCATTAAAGACAAACGGGGTACCAAACCCTGGTACCTGCGGAGCATGTGAGACGGTAGGAGATGGGAATGATACCGGTAAACAAGGCATTATTTTACACCTTTCTTCTTGTGTCTAATTCTATTTGTCCCATCAATTAGGTTTTGTTTTGCTGAATATGGCCTTAAGTTTTCAAGAGCCCAACACTTCTTGAAATTATCATCTTCCATGGAGGTATATGGCAAATCGCTATGTGGTATTATATGATCGATATTCCAAGTCTGTGTTGATGGATCATTATCGTCCCAAGTTTTGGCGTTATACTTGCCATAATTTTCCCATGTCATCCATATCTCGAATTGATTCTCCAAATGCTCTTTTAAAATTGTTATAGGATAATCAATATGTAATAAACAACTATTACCGTTTTTTGAGCCACCATTCTTTTTAATAGCCGTGTTTATGGCTCCTGATAAACGCCCTCTCAATTTAACAAATGGATTTTCTCTGCGTCTTTTTCTATCATATTCTCGTTTATATGCATTTACTTTTTCTTTATTATTTTGTCGATAATTCTTTTTGCCGTTTTTGACCTCTTCTTTATTATCTTGTCTGTATTGTTTGCTTTTCTCTTTTTTTACTTCTTTATTAAGTTGATAATATTCTGCCTGATCTTTTCTAATCCGTTCTTTATTAGTTTGATAATACTCTCTCTCTTTCTTTTTATTTTCACCTCTCTCTCGATATTCTTTGTGGCGTTTTTTATCGCAAATTATACAGTTAGTTTTATATACATTTATACCGGCTTTATTAACATATCTAACAGAAAAATTAGAAATATCTTTTTCTTCGCCACACGGGCCTTTACAAATCTTCGTTTCCATATCTACTTATATATCATTAAACTTATTTAATTTCACCAGGAACGATATCTTCCAGCGGACCAACTTGCGTATTATCAACTCCTAATGATTGTTCTATTTCTTTAACGAACTTATCGGCTAATACCTCTAATTCATTATGCACTTTTTCTGCATCGACGCTTTGTAAATCATGATATTTAATTACACATGCTGCCATTTTCCAAAGCCCATCATATAGGTCATTTTGTAACTCATTAAAGTTATAACTAACTAATTCATCTTCAGGCATTGCGCCTAAAGCATTAACAACTCCAGAAGCTAATTTAGTCATACCTCTATCCCTTGCCTCTTCGGTTTGCAACAATAATTTATTATAAACTACAGTATTTAATTTTCTCATATTGACCCTTCAAAAATCTTATTAACCAATCTTCCTTGTATGATGCAAGTTTCTGCATCTATTTCAATATTACCATCAGAGGATAATGTTAACCCTTGTTCAGCATGAATACCTATGCGACCTGGACTCATTATTATTATTCCTTGATTATCTACTCTAATCATATGCACAAATCCACCATTAAAAATACGAAGATCAAGAATTCCGTTAACTAAACCATTTTGTCCTGCGGCAAAACGAGCGTCTCCAGACACACCGAATCCACCAATTTGAATAAATGCGTGACCATCCATGTTCATAACCAAACTACGCTGTTGATTGTCACGGCCCAATGAGGCTACAACGCCTCCCGCTGTGTCCAACCACAATGATTGTCTATCTATTGTGTTAGCCCCTATATTCAATTCTAACGAGCCATCAAAGTTCATAGAACCGCTACGGCCACCAGCGTTAGCTCCTGCACCTGATACGATAATTTTGTTAGTGGCTACTGGCGCATTAGTCGGAACATCTGAACTAATATAAGTAGTACTTACATTATCAACTGCTCCAGTTGGATATCCTAATGTACCTGGCGCCCTTTGAACATAACATGCTTGCAATATATCGTGATATACTGTTCCATGTCTAATGTTATACGGAGCGCTATTAACAAATTGGCTAATGCGATCAACTGGGCCTTGATCTGCTCCAGTAGAGCCATCTATTAACATAATAGAGCCGTGCGCAAAATCTACATTAAATCCAGCAGAAGTAGTACTTGGACTTGTCATTGGAGCGGCAAACGAATCAACATAAATATCTTGACCAGTATTATTAGTACTTTGTGTAAACCATGTTTGATTAGGATTGTTATTATCTGTGGTGCCAAAAGTAGAATAATTCTCGGCACGAACTAAAAGTGGCACATTACCCACTTCACTAGATGCTGGCACATTCAATTTAAACTGACCTTCTTTATCAACATCTAAAGAGAATCTACTGCGATATACTTTGGCGTTATAATTATCAGCCTTAATACTTAAATCAATACCGGGGAATGAAAGGCTTGGATCTTTGCGAGCATTAATCTCAAAATGATACGCTATACTTTTACGTTCTAAAGCCCTAATTGTAATATAGGATTGTTGCGCATTAGTACTTGCTGTAGTTCCATTAGTACGTAAAGTAGTAGTCGAGCTTAATCCTACTGGCAACGCCCCTCTATTCAAATCAAGTATGTTGCCAAAAATATCCACGACCGTCCCCTTAACTTCTTCCATTAAGAAATTGGGCGAAACTAAACTTAAACTCATAGTATCAGCACGACTGCTACGGCGATTTGGAGTGGAATATGTTGTAGGCGTTTGCGTAGTAGACGAATATTTGTTAGACTCACTAATATCATCATCTACATTAGAAAGATATTGAAACTCATATACCATTTCTCTGTGTTCTACGAAGGGCGGATTTTTGGTTGGGCCTAACGTCAGATCATTAGCAGTTGAAGTTGGATCCATGCCTACCAACGTATAAAATGTATCATAAGAATCATCTTCTAATTTAGTGCTTCCACTAAAAGAAAATGCATTGGGATTTGGTCTTAAATCTCGTTTAATCAATCCGCCAACTTCACGATATGCTTGATTAAAATGATTTTCATTTTGAAAATTAATAGTTATTAAATTACTTTTCGGATAATTTTGACTGCCCGCAAATGTATGTATATTATTAGTATCAGAGCCAATATAAATATGACTATTAAAGTCCAAAGAAATTTTAGAACTATCAGTAGTATATAATAATAATTGCCCTAATTCTAAATCTGGAATATTATTTAAATTTTCTTGTTTATGATTTATAATATAATATTGACCACCAGAAGCTTGAGCCAATGTTACAGTGGTACCTTTAACTGGTGTTGCACCTATAAAAGCGCCATTGCTATCAGAAAAAGGAAAATATGCAGGCACTGGTATTGGTAATGGTTTACCGCCCAACGCAGAAGATTCGGTAAGGCGAACTTGCACTGCATTAGTCGTAGAGTCATATCCGACAATAGTCCCGTTCCTAACCAGACCCGCTGGAGGATCAAAAGAATTTACTCCTTTTCTATTATTGTTGGACATTAAATATCATTCCTCTCATGCTACCGGATTAGCCGTGCTTCCGCTTGCCACTGTAGGCGGAACCGGTGTAAATGTAATCCAACAATCAACAATATAACTAAACAAAGCAATTCTTAAAGCGGCATTATTAGCAGCTAAAGTGGAAGCACTAACTCCAGTATTACCATTTTGTGGATTAGATATGCTTGGCGAACCTGTATTAGTGCTAACATTAGAGACTTGACTTCTAGCTGCATTAATAGCTTGTTGTGATGGAGATCTGTAATCTGTTTCATCATCCATACTAATTGGTATAATACTTACTGCACTAGTTGGTAATGATGCAGTTGGTTGTGGCGCAGTTGATGTAGGTAAACTTTGTGGACCCTGTGAATTTCCTGTCAAAGAACTAAGCACTTGTTCTGCAACATTTAATAAATTTTCATTAACAGGGGCGGTATCATCATAATAAACTCTTAACTCAATAGCTGCCGTGACGTTGTTTCCAGGAGTGCCATTAGAATTAATAATAGAAGCCGCTGTATACAAAATATTATTGATAACAGTCTGATTGGAAGCGGAATAATTATTAACTGTATCATCTTCTGAACCAGTATAAAGAACATTGGCTGTAGGTTGTTGCCCCGCTAATTGAATAATTCCCAAGCTTTTTTCATTAGCCGAAGAGTCTTGTCTTTGAATAATTGTATTTGTAGTTGCTTGATTCTTAATTATTACTTTACCGATAGTATCCAAATAAGTGGGAATATAATCTCCTATCGCGTGGCCATATTTTAAACCTAAAGTAGTTCTAAAATTATGTCCTTCCGTATAATCATGTTTAACAGAATTAACATAAAATAATAAATTACGATCCTCTAAATAAATTACTTCTCCAACTTGCATGAATTCATTTCCAGTTATAGTTACCTGGCCTTGTAAAATATCAGAACGATTGCGCGTTAATATCATAGCGGCATACGGCCCACACTGACTTACCGGATCAGTAAAGAATGGAACCGGAATAACACTTGGATTTTTAAAACCATAATTACGCCACATATCATAATCAATAGCTATTGCAGTTGTTAAATTATTACCACCGCCAGGAAAATTAGTTAATCCTGCCGGGCCGCTATTTGCTTGAAAAAATGGCAATGTTCCCTGTATTTCAACTGTGGTATAAGGCGGAGGATTTTCTGAAATAGTAAGACTTATGATTTTAGCCGATGTAATAACATATCTGGATCCAGACCCAAAACCATAATCATCATAACTTTCATCTTCAATCATATGTTCATATACTTCTGGGATATTACTATTGCCAAATATTCCTGACACACCAAGACTATTGCTTGTGCTAGTGTCATCGTCTAATGATTTTGCTTCGGCAGCATTTTTAATGGTATGATAAAATAATGTAACTTGTGTTTGCCATTGATTGATTACGCTGCTAAGATCATTTGTTACTTTAAAGAAATCAATAGACTGTCCAGTATCAACATCTAAAGGCGTATTGGGATTAGCGCTAGTCACATAATCATTGACACTAATAGTTTGTCCTGACTTTGCATTGATGCGAGTAATTAAAGTTTGAACTATACTATCATTAAACACGCCAGTAGCAGAAAAATTATTAACATTAATTCCGTTAATCACCGATGTATTTTGCGTAGTTAACGCATCAAGTAATACTTGATATCTTTGAGCATTCGTAAATAATTGTTTAGTTGAAGTTCCTGCCGCTTGTATAACAGAAAATTGCGATAAGCTTTGATTGATATTATCATTTAATACATTTTGATTAGCTTGTTGAATAAGTTGAGTTGGGTCTGAAATATGATCTGCATAATCAGAAATAAAACTGAATGTTGTTGCTGAGCCGGCAGTGGTGTTTTGTGATGATATAAACGCCGCTGCTGCTTGATCACCAGTTAAATCCATACTAGGATAATGCCCCAAGATAGTACAATCTAATCTAATCTGATCTTCAAGAATCTCAATTTGCGTCTGTAAGCTTTTTAATTGATTGGTAAAAAGATTATTAAGAAAGTCTGGGAAAACCTGAATACCTATTGTTTGTTTAAGATATAACATACGATAAAAAACAGAACTTGGCATTCTATTATATTGAGGCGGTCTTACTCGAATATGACCTTGTGAATCTGCAAAAACTTCTAGATTTAATAAATCTGATACGTTTGTAATTTTTTCAAGTACAGAAGTGTAATCATTACTATATAATTTTATACCATCTGTTAATGCCGTATTAAAGGCGGCAACATCATAATCGATATCATAGTAATCATCTACAATAAATAAATTCTTATCTTCATTAGCTCTAACATCATAAGACATGCGCCTTGTTAAATAATTAGTTTGCCTGCGTATATCTTTTTGAGCTTGAGGAGTAGATGGTTTATTTGAGCTACTGGCTAATCCACTAGTCGCATAAGAAGGGGCTGTTACTTGATTAGCCGATTGAGTTGAGGCTTGCTGCAAAGCTGTAATTGAAGCATTAATACTTGCTTGTAATTTTGTAGAAGCGGTAATATTATTTTGAATTTTTGTTTGTAATGAAGGATCGCCCTGAGCAGTTTGTATATTTCGCGCTTGTGTTAAAATATTAATGGCACCCAACGTTCTTGCAGTATTATTTAGATCTGAAAGTTGATTTAATGCAGCATCCAAAGCTGAATTTTGTGTAGTTACTGTTAGCTGCGCTTGCAGCGCTTCTGCAATAGCAGATTGATTCATTGTTAAAGATTTGAATGGAATAAAATTACCCCATAAAAGATTAGTCTTAGATAAATCATTTTTCAAAGAATCTATAAACGAATTAGCAGAAGATTGCTTGCTTGTTGGATCTCCGCTAAAGCCACCAAGAGAAGCAGTCGCCTTAATAAAGGTAGCATAATTATACGGAACGCCAGTTACTAAAAGTGATATCACATTCATAACGTCTAGTCCTGCAAATGCCTCATTATAAATATTAGGATTGCCAACTAAATTAGGATTATTGATAGTAGATGTAGATCCGGATTGAGCAAAAATACCTATACCTTGTTTCCATTTATAAACTAATCCATCAGGAGCATAAAGTACTTTCGTTAATCTTCCAGTAGTTGGATCAAGATTTTGATCTTGAAGATAATTACCTTGAGTGGCTTTTTCACCTGCCAAAGCGCCTTGCTTATATTTTACTAAAGATCCTTTAACAGTATCAGATAGTAAAGACATATTTTCATCTAACAATTGTTGTGAGTTAGAAGAGTTTGCCGATGTTACTGGTGCCGAAGCATTGCCAGTAAAACTATCAAAATTAGACTTGAATGGTGTCAATGGATCAAAAATTAATCCATTAAAAGCGTCTACTCCTGGCTTAAAATTAATTTTGCCTTGCTTAAAATAAGATGTATTATCGCTACCACTTATACTCATAGTGAATTTACCATCTTGCCAGTTGTCTGTCGCTTCACTAACAACACCTGCACATACATGAGTGCCCTCTATCTCAGTTACGAATTGTGTTCTTAATAATGACCAAAGATAATTAGGAAACTCCGGACCTACATAAATAGATTTTTCTGCTTGAAGTGCAATATTGCCAGAAGGATTAAATAATGTGTCAGTTGCATTAGCAACGGATGTCACCATATCATTAAGATTTCCAAGAACACCAACACCACTAAACATCTGTTGCAAACCTCCTAAAATTTTATTATCAGTTTGACTCTTGGAGTTCATATAAATATGTACTACGTCCATTGGCTGAATGATTAATTTGCCGGAAAAATTAAAGCGTAATTTTTTACGAGCATAATTAGTAACTCCATTTTGTGCAACGAAATTAGTTGAGGTATTTTGCAATAATGTTATTTGTTGGAAAATAGCAATTATAATAGCGTTGAACGTTGAAAGCTCACTACTCCCGAATAACGGAACTACGTTCGCGTTAGGTCCTATTGGCGCTGTGCCAGTATCCAGTCCATCATATCCTGCTAAATTTCCACCTCTTAAATAATCGGCAGTAACATTAACGGCACTACCCGATCCAACTAATCCGCCTAATGGACTATATGTAAAAGGTATTTGCAATCCAAGGCGATCAATTATTACAGTTACTGGTTGTCCTAATATAGTATTTGGATTAACTTGAAATGTTATAGGGCTAGCATTTCTAGAACTACGAATATTATTTAGTCTATTTTGTTGATCTGTAATAGTTTGATTAGCTGATATTGCTCCTTGCGTAACCGCTTTGTTATTATAGAAAGTATTCGTGGCATCACTAAGGGCTATCTCAATATCATAATCAGTAATTAACATAGACTCATATGGATCAGAAATAGAAAATGAAAAGCCACCAGGCATTTTTAAATCTACACTTGTATTAGTACTTATGTTAGTAAAATTAGTAATTTCAATAACACCGGTACCAGGACCAAATGTAGATTGAAATAAATCTAATGGATCCGATATCCAATTAGTGAATGGCGATGTTTGATTATATGCGGATAATACTCGTAGCCTATCAACCACTTGAAAGAAGCTGGTAGCGTCCTGTGTAGTATAGGGATTAGAACCAGGGAATAATCCTGAAGAACTGCCAGTACCATATCCGTTGTTGGCATTATCCGCTAATGTTATGATTGCTGGAACCAATTGTTGGGAGATGCTTCCTACTGCGGCTGTAACTGCTTGGATTTTACTTAGTTGTTCTAGTGCTGCAATCTGGGTTGCTTTGTTCTGATATAATATACACATTGACTTATAATATAGAGTTTCATCAACGTCCATAAAGTCAGGGCGGTAATTCTCAGCAATCGAGGAGAACATTCTCTTTTTAACAAGAACGGTAGCGCTGGGGGCTTGCCAGAGAATTTCAAACTGCCTAGGATCCGTTTCGTATGGATCGACTCTTAAATAACCAGATTCAAGGTAGCTTCGCTGTGCGGATTGGTCTATCCGGCCAGCGAAGCTACCTAATCCGCCGTACTTGACATTCTGTCCATCAATAACAGAATTCAATGTCGAGGTATCATTGGTCGCTAAACCAAATTGTGAAGATAGTTGATCTGAAAGTTGTCCTAAGAAAGTCAAAATAATACCTCTTTAATCCTTTCTCATATTATATAACAACTTATAATAAACTATTTATTAAATCTGGTATAACCCCATTAGAAGACCCGGATATTGTTGGTACTATCGAATTAGTATTTTGCACAACCGTCCCGCTGAACGAATTCGGCGTATTATATTGACTTTCTCCGCTTGTGGGCGATTTGCTGAAGGCGAAGTAATTAGTCCTATAACCACGGATCTGGGTTACTGTAAAGGTTAATTGATAATTAATCATAAAATCATTAGCTTGTTCTGTAATAATCATATTCTCAAAGAAACCGCGGAAAATTTGACCGCCATAGTACATCTCGACACCCATTGCCAATGAAGCCAGCGTTGGTATATTTCTAGCCGACAACATATTATTTGGAGAATTCAAACCAATTATACCGCTCAAAATACTGCCGCCATTTAACCCAGAAGCCAAATTAGTACCACCAATAATTTGACTTGCAGATCCTCCAATAGCATTCGATACATTATTGGAGACATCAGCAGATGCATTGTTAGCAGCTAATGTAATACCTACGGCATCAAAAGCAAATTGCTCCGCACGATAGATTTCATATAACATATTAATACCTTCAATGCCTGAGCTTCCGGTAGTGCCAGAGATATTCAATTGGCTCAATTCTTCTCCCCAATATTGTAAAGTATATCCACCTTTAGTTTTGTCTTTGTTGATTAACTTTTTATGATTGTATGTTATATTTTGTGGATTGATATACATCTGTACAGTTCCAAATTGAGGTACATACCAAGTTATAATGTTCCTGTGCATTTGCGCATTAACGCCAGGTGAAATTTGAGTATAAGGTAATCCATTACCGCTAGCCGTTGGAGTTGAGGATACTAAAAATCCGTTTGATTCAAAAGACGCTTGCTGGGCTTGAGTAACAGGATTAGATCCACTTAATGCAGCTGCTACACCGCTAAGACCTTGAGTTACTGAATTGAGTGAAAAAGTAGCCATGAGTTATCCTTATCTAGGTTTCTGGGAAGCTGGGCTGTTAACCGTTGCATGTTCGTTTGAATTAATATCCCAATTGCAATGTGGACATTTGCCCGTAAAATTGACTGTGATGCCGCTTCCACCAACTAGGGTCACTGGGACTGGTTGACCATTTGC